TAGCGCTTATCTGGGTACGATGACTGCTCACACTTCAGGCACTTCATGCCGTCTTTGCGATCACCGCCGCAGCGCGGGCAGGTGTAGATTGTGCAGCCGGGACCGCGCTGAGCATCTCGCTGGTTATTGACTGCGAACAGCGGCTCATCTCCTGAGAAGTGTGCATCTTCGCTCATTGGTTGCCTTCTTTCTTGCCAAAGTTGCTTCCGCAGCCGTGACAGGTTCCGTTGATGTCCAGCGGATATTCGTCATCGGAATTGCATAGCCGTTCACGCGCACGGCACCGTAGACGACTGGCACAGAGCGCTGCCAGCAGGCAGTCCACAGCGATCGCAAGCCAGCTCTTTGGTTCCGTGTTCATCTTCTGAGAAGCTGAGATTGCCGCAGCACGGGCAGGCGGGCGCGAAGCACAGAATATCTCCGCGGCTGACGCGCGCCTCTTCGCCGTCTGCCAGGAACGTGCCGAAGACAGCAGTCCCCGCGAGGTTCGGATCACAGCCGAAGCCGCCGGAGCACTTGAAGCGCCTGTCGATGTGGCGGTACTCGGGCTTGAAGTAGTCTTCGCGCAGGATCACGACTTTGCCAGCGAGGTGCTCACCGGAGATGCTCGGTCCACGGAGCGCTTCTTTCTTCTTGGTTGCCATAGTGTTTTTTCTCCTGTTCAGTTTGTGATGTAGACTACCTGACGCTCGCTCGGTCTGTTGTGTGTTTGTCATGATGCAATCCTAACAGTTCTACAAAGGTGATGCAAGATCACGAAGGTAACCAGTAGTAATCGCTAAAACCAGCGTGAATCGTAGCTGACTTCTTCACCTGTTTTCAATAAGTGCTCATCTGCTGCGGCATCAACTTCTTTGCCGGCACTTTTAAGCTCTGTTATTGTCACGCTTTTGATGTCTTCACCGAATGCTTTTTTGTAACCTGCTTGAAGTTCTGCGATTGCTTTTGTCATGCACACAGCATAGCAGAATGCTGAAAAGCATCAAGATCACGAAGGTAACCAGTTGCAAAGTTACCGAGACCGTGCTATACTTGATCTATGTCAACAGTCCTCCGCGCTGGCAAGAGGCGCTGCGATGCCGTTTGCCATAACGCTATCAAAGAGCATTGCAGCTGCATTTGCAGCGGGAAGTATCACGGCTCTAACGTGCAGCCGAACAAAGCAGAAGCCAAAGAAGAAGTCAAGCAACTCCTCCGCGACAAGGCAATCAAGCAAGTCGAAGAGTCATTCGCGCGGGCTGAACAGCAGCCTGCATTCGACTTCTACGGCGACCAACTCCCCAGCTAGGAGAAAACTTGGCAGTCATCAAGCATTCTGAAAACTGCTCCGATTGTCATGAGTGCATAGTCTGCACTCGGCACGGGCGCCTGCTCAAAGTCTGCGACATCTGTTACCGTGCGCAAGTTGTGGCGCGTCTTGCTGCTCGTAAGATCAAGCGTATTCTGCACGAAGGCTGCCTGATTCTCTACTACGTTGACGGCTGGCGCGTCGGTTATTTGGTCAATCTTGGAGTGAGCGCTGCCAGTGTGCAGCCGATTGGCGGTCTCTGCGGATCCGTACCGGAGAATATCCGCGTGCCGTTAACTGACATCAAGCCCGAGATTATCACTTCGGCAAAGTGCCCGCAGACAGTTCAGGAGTATTACGAAATGAACGAGAAGAGGAAAGTCCTTCTGGTCGCCGACCAGACATCTTCAGCAGTCAGCAAAGCAGTCACGTATCTGATGAATCGTCCCGTCGAGCACACATTCGGGGATCCGCCTGTGGTTTCTATCGCACCTCTGGAAGAGTGCAAGATGGTCGGAGTTGAAGCGCCCATCGTTGTACCGAAGAAGGTGAAAGAGGCAGTTGAGCGGGCGCATCCGAAGACTAAGGATCCTGAGCAAGCAGTAGTGAGCGCCGCGCTTGACCTTGCTGAGAAAGTCAGTCCTTCTGAAGTCAAGCCTCGGATCAAGCATGCTGCTGTGGACTTGACAGAAGCACAGCGTCTGTATGAGACTGGATCCTCAATCAACGATGTCGTTGCCGCAGTCAAGGGCACTCGCGCTGAGTTTGATGTCAAGAAGCTGGTGCGCAAAACCTTCAAAGAACTTGGAATCCTGAAAGACTAAATGGCTGGTTTCTTTTCCGATGCTGAAGTTGCCGCCATCTCTGGCGGACGACGCCCTCCTCCGCCCAAGTCATACAGACTTCCGGATCAATTCCCGTCGCTGAGCAAAGCCGCGGGGATCGTATTCGATCTTGAGTCTGTTGACAAGAGCATCGGAGAGAAGCGCGGTCCAGGCTGGCGCAGAGATGCCTTCGTCGTCGGCTTCGCCGTCAGTCTCTACAACAAGAAGTACGAGATCGAGTTCGCAGAGTACTATCCGCTGCGCCACAAGGGTGTTCAGAATCTGGACGAGAACCGCGTCTGGGACTGGATCACTACTGAGCTGGCATTCTTCACAGGCGAGATTGCTGGCGCCAATCTGCTCTACGACTTTGACGGTGTGCAGTACAAGGACGTTTATGCGCCGCTGGCACGCTTCCGAGATGTGCAGTGGGCTGAAGCGCTGCTCGATGAGTATGCCTTCAGTTACCAGCTCAAGACTTTAGCCAAGAAGTGGCTGGGGCTAAGCAAGGCTACGGATGAGCTGGAGATGATGTACGGTCCCGGCTACATTACGCGCTTCAATGAAGTGCACCCCGGGCATGCGCGGACATACGGTCTCGGCGATGTCACCCTTCCTGTGCAGGTGTTGGAGAAGCAGAAAAAGCAACTCAAGAAAGAAAACTTGGACGAGTTGTACGACCTTGAGTGTCGTCTGCTCCCGTTCTTGCTCTACATGCGCCGTCTCGGTGTCCGCGTTGACCTGAATCAGGCTGCGAACATGGAAACGTTACTCGTCAAGCGCAGAGATGATGCGATCAAGCGCGTTGCGACAACTAGTGGAGTTGACTTAACGTATGACAATTATGGATCCCCAGTCCTGATGAAGCGCGTATTCGATAATCTGGGCATCCAGTATCCGTACTTGACAGGCACTGGTGACAACCAGAAGCTGTTCACCCCAGGCGCTCCAGGCTATGATGACGCAAAGAAGGATGGCAAGCCGAGCTTTCGGAAACTCTGGCTGGAAGAGGGTTGCACACACGACATTTCGGATGACATTCTCGAAGCCAACATTGCTGAGAAAGCCCGCGGGACCTTCGTAGAAGGATACATCGGTGACTGCGCAATCGGTGATCGCGTGCACTGTGAATTCCACCCGCTGCGCAAGAAGAAAGAAGAGCACGAGAAGTCACAAGGCACAATCACAGGACGATTCTCTGGATCCAATCCAAATCTTCAGAACATCCCAACGCGGGATGAGTTCATCGGACCGCTGTGCCGCTCGATGTTCGTAGCTGATGAGGGAGCGCAGTGGTGGAGTCAGGATTACAGCCAGATTGAATACCGCTTTCTCGTTCACTATGCAATCGTGAACAAGTGCCAAGGCTTTGAAGTGCCACAGGCGCTCTACCTCAAGGATCCGAACACAGACTTTCACGACATGTGTTCGCGCCTGATGTACAGTCAGAAGGGTCCAGCGGGCTCGCAAGGCTGGAATGAACTTGAGGCGCTGTACAAGTCTGGATTCCTCACCGAAGAGGTCTTCAAGAAAAAACTGAAGCAACTCCGCAAGCCTGCCAAGAACTTGAACTTCGGCATGGTGTACGGCATGGGTGAAGCGAAGCTGGCGAACCAACTGGGTATGACAAACCCTGATGGCACTCCGACCGCTGAAGCGCTCATGATCATGAAGACGTACCACGAGGCTGCTCCGTACATCAGAGCGCTGAACAAGTTGTGCGTGAGTGATGCCGAAAAGCATGAGTTCATCACGACCATTCTGAGTCGGCGCGGGCGCTTCAATATGTGGGAGCCGCGTTACACTCCGAAGGGCGCTCCGAAAGAGCCTGCGCTGCCTTATGAAGAAGCGCTGGCAAAGTGGGGCAATAAGATCCATGTCACTGGCACCCACAAAGCGCTCAACAAGAAATTGCAGGGCAGCGCTGCTGACATGATGAAGCTCGCGATGGTGCTGCTGTGGGAAAGTGGAGTGTTCGATGTCGGCAATGACATCACGTGCGTGCTGACTGTGCACGATGAATTGAATGGATCCTTCGTACCGTCAGAGCGCGGCGAGAAGTCACGACTGGAAGTCAAGCGCATCATGGAGAATGCGATGAAGCTGGAAATCCCCGTGATGACTTCTGGCGACGTCGGTAAGAACTGGGCAGACGCTAAGTAATCAGCCCCGCTGCACCATGAAGTGGATCGCATGCGCTTGCTCTCTGAGGTCTCCCTCGAGATGCGCTTCAGGCACTTCCCCCGTGTTCAGTATGGAAGCCAGCACTCATCTGGAAATAAGGAGGAATTATGTGGCAGGTTTTTGTAAAGAATAAGGACGATTCAGAGACCTTTGAACCTATGAACTATGCAGACGCCTTGGTAGTTTACACTCATATTGTTGCTAAGTATCCTGAGGCCCGTGTGGTGATTCGCAAGGCGGTAGAATAATGCCTGTCAGAATTATTTCCATGGACGACGTGGGAACGCGTATGGAGCACATGGCTGACCTCCATGATTTGTGGAGCTTTGCCTACGGTCAGCTCACAACAGACCGCTACCACACAGGGGACGAAGACCACCAAGCAGGAGAGTTGAATATCGCTATAGACCTCCTTGTCCATCACATGCAGAGTGAGTTCAAGCCTACAACGTACGCTCAAGTCATAAACAATTTGAAGAAGCCCAGCGACATCGACATCACCTAAGGAGAAACTATGAGAATTGGCATCGACGTAGACGACGTTATAGCAGACTTTCAGTCTGAGTTTGTTGGTGTCATGAACCGCTTGTACGGTAGACCTCCCGTAGGGACTCAGCCTGTGGATTGGGATTGGTCAAACTGTGAAATGTCTGCAGAAGAAATGAAAGGCGCGTGGGCCGAGGCCACACGAGTGTATAATCTGTGGCAGTACCTGAGGCCATTGGCTACCTTTGATGCAGAAACGCAGAACCTTTTGCACGCGCTGCTTAAGAAGCATGATGTGTTCTTTGTAACGAACAGGTTTGATACGCCTGGATCAAGTCCACAGGAACAGACAAAGAAGTGGCTCAGGAATAATGCAGACATTGCCATGCCAAACGTTCTCCTCGCCAAAGAAAAGGGTCCTATGGCTGTGGTGCTACAGCTAGACGCGTTTGTAGATGATAGACCTAAGAACTGTGTGGATGTGGTAGAAGCATTGCCAACCTGCAAAGTGTACCTTGCCGATGCTTCACACAACAAAGACTTCAACGATCCTCGCACCCCGCGTATAGCTGATTTGAAAACGTTTATACTCAGCATACTAATGAAAAAGAAATAGGAGAACAAATGAGCAACTTCTTCCGGATGCACAGCCTCAAAGAGGCGGTTAGTCGGATTGCACCACGACCACTGTGAGTGGTTGCCGATCAGGCACTTGTCGTTGTCCGAACAAGTGTTGACCACAAGCGCTCTGCCCTCAGTAACAGGCGTGCGCATTCCGATAGCTGTGAACTTTCCCATGCTCGGTAGGTTTTTCATATTGATAACTCGTCGATGGCGTTCTGCGCATCCGATGTCAAGTACTTCCACGCGGCTGCGAAGGTGATGCTGTACCAGATCATGTTTACCATCGCAGTGACACCGTGCCAGACTAGAGTCCAGAAAGACATTGTGTTACCTCCCAAAAATGCTGATGCCGCCAACTGCACCAGTCAGTCTATTCGTGCTGTTGATGCCGATTTTGCTGCCGTACTCTTTGCCAGCATAGAAGCCGTCGCGGTTGCTTGCGCGCCTGCCGCCGGTGTTGACTGTCTTGGGGAATAGCTCTTTGAACTTCTCTTCGACCACTTTCTCCATCTGGTCAATGCGCATCAGCGCTGTGCTGTTGCTTTGCAGAGCGAGGTCGCGCTTGCTGTCAAGTCTGTGGTAGATGGCGCCAGCGTAGCCCAGCTTGAAACTGCTAATCCAAGTACGGCGCTCGATCTTCTCATAGGCGCCGTTCATATCTGCTTCACGGGGTGCCATCTCGATGCAGGCTTTGCTCAGGTACACGAACAGAGCCGAAGCGGCTGCTCTGTCAGAGGCGCGTCCGACAATGGTCATCATATTCTTGCCGCCGCGGTGCTTCAGCACTTTGCAGAAGTTCGCTTTCGCGCAAGCGTTGAGCAGTGTCGAAACCCAGATGTCAGATTTCTGACGGTTGTAATTGTACTTGGCGTCCATCATCTCATCAGCGCAAACCACTTCGCCAAGGACAGGCTCGTTCATCTCTTCCGCAGCAATCTCCACGTCGCTCATCTCCAGCTTGTGCTTGAGCAGCAACTCTTGGGCTTTGGCTGCGAAGGCTTCAGCAGCAGCCAGATTGCCGACTGCTTTCTCGCCGTCTGCCTGTGCCATCAGTTTGCGCAGTAGACTGATTACGCTTTCCTTTTCCATTACCGTTTCCCCCTTTTCAGGCTCTCTCGGATCAAGACTTCCAACTCGTTGACTGCTTGCTGGTGCGCAGCATTGCGCGGACCGCAGCAGGTGCAGCTTGTGCCGTAGCACTCGTGATGCTCTCCGGCAGCGCATTGATAGCATTGTCCAGTCATTTTGCCTCCTTCTTCAAGCGCAATTCAGAGCGCGGATTCATTGCTTAATAGCAACGATGTGGAAGCATGGTTGCTTTTGCTCTTCTTCAACGATCACTTTACCAGTTTGTTGCAGATACCAGAGGTGTACTTCCAACCACTTTTGCTGCGCTCTGCTCAGTCCCGTCCGTGAGATGTCAAAGGCAATGCCGGTGGTGTGGACTGAAGCCTGGGGACCCGTTGGTGCTGCTGCATTGTGATTCCATCGCCTCAGCGATCGCTGCTCCTGCACTGTGCGTATCCCTGATGTCAGAGTGAGCTGGACATGCGCCTGCTCATAGAAGTCTTCCGCGAGGCTCTCTGCCAGCACAGCAGCCCACGGGCGCAAGTAAGCATGGTCGCCTGTCGGCTTCACACGGAGCGCAGGTGTACAGACCTGTGCAAGTTCTCCGTTTTGCACAATCTCGTGCAACTCATTTTTGGTTTGGATCCGCGGCAGATGGAGCCTGTCCGCTTCCGCATTCTGAGCACTGAGACTGCCCGCGGTAGAGAACAGGACGGGAGACGACACTGCGCGTTTGTGGGAGTGAGCGAATGCCGTTGCTGACAGTGTAAGGGAAAGTAGGAGAGTCACCGTGACGGAGGCAAGCCGAGTCACGAATGCCGAAGCAGGTGCAGCCTTCCATGGGTCACCCATCCAGATATTATACTGCGGATTCGTGCAGGGCGTCCAGCGTCTTCTGGTTGCAGCCGCGGGCTGTTTCGTACCACTCATCCCACGTCTGGACTTCGCAGTTCTTCAAGTACTCAACGAGTTCACCGCTGAAGAAGTAGAGCGCTCGCAAGAGCCATTGCGGATAGAGAAGAAAGGCGAGCTTGTCTGCATAGCCGAGCCTGCTCAGCGGCGCGAAGTAGGCTTTCGCGATCGTGCGGGAGTGAAACAGGCAGAAGTGATGCCAGTCAGACTCATCAGGCGCATCGAAAAAGATGTGCATGAGCGCAGCGCCAGAGAACGGGTGAAGCTGTCCTTCAATACCGTCGATGTTTGGCTTGCCGAGATAGCCGATGTCATGGAGGAAGAAAGCAGCCCACAGGCGCGGATCATACGGGAAGCCATACAACTTGCGCCACGCCGCAGCAACCATCAGCGGGTGCAGAAGGAATTGGTGGTAACCGAATAGTACGGTCTTCGTTCCTGTTCTCAAAACCTACCCTCGTCGGTCAAGTTCGCCAGCAATCTGGCAAGCGTAGAGCATGAAGGATTCGACGTACATCCCGCCGAAGTCATCTCCCTCAAGCTGGCACTGCATCGCGTACATGATCGCATCCTGCACCTCTTGGTACAGGTCCACCACTGCTCTGCGCCCGTTGTTCACTCGCAGCTCCGTGCCGTATTTCTTCAAGCCCATCTCAGCGCGGGCTTTCAAGTCAGCACTGAGCGCAAAACCACCGTTAAGGCTGATGCTCTGACAGCCGACCATCTCTGTGATACGAGCAAGTACTGCATCCAGTACGATCTTGCCGTCTCCGGTTGGAGGTGTCTGTGAGTCCACAGCCTGTCGACGATCTGCTGCGCTGCGCCTCTCTGGTATCGGATCCTCACCGCAGCGCTCTTTCGAGCAGGCGCTGTTCAGGTGGTTCGTGGCGTTGCCCTCATCATGAAAGTCTTGCGGCTCTGCTTTTCCGTAGCTGCTCATAGTTCTCCTCTATATAGCGCACAACGCGCAAGTTTGAGATATAATTCCGCTGGCAACGTTGACTCCTGCCCAGCGTGCGGCGGCGCGAATTCCCATGCCATCGGTGAACGCGGCCACAATTGCGGTCTCGGTTTGTTCGTCGATCTTATTCATGGGAGCGCGGGATGGGCCTTCTGTGGATCATGATTCTTTGCGGTTCCATCTCGGCGCTGGAAGTCCGTGATCCGTCTGCCACACGATGAGACATGCCTCAGCCAGGTCTTCCGGGGTGGTCAACCCACTTACCGAACTCCGCAATTGAACACGCCTAGCGAGAGAAATCGCCGTTTGCCAGTCCGAGGAATATTGTGGGCAAAGATATGCCCGGTGAATCTTGCCGCGGCGTGGAAGTTCGAATCCTTGCGGTAATTTACCGTCAGGCGAGAGAATGTCGCACTCGTTCCCTCCTTGAGCATCTGGTCCGACATGGACCAATTTCCAGCCGTAGATAATTTCCGCAATTTCGCAGTCTAGTTCTCGGTTCACTTGTTTCTCCTTGGGAGCGCGGGATGGGGCGGCGGCGGATCATGATAAGTAGTAAACCGTCACGAGCAGTTTGCCTGTGTCTGGGTCGCGTTCGTGGACGATGGAAACGATGTCCTCCAGCAGTAGCGCTGGGATTGCGGCGTTGATCTGACGGCAAATCTCTTCGCCGGGTACGCGCACGAAGGTCTGCGAAATTAGAATCGGCTTAAGCTTGAGTGTCATTGCATCGACCTTTCTCCTTTTTCCTTGGGGAGCGCGGGATCAATCCCCTTCGGCGTTGCGGATTGCGGCTAGCGATTTGTCTAGCAAACTTGGCACGTCGGATTCGCTCGGTTGAGTGAACGCCAGACACATCGCTCGCAGAGCCTCCAGCAGTTCCTTGTGGGCGTTTACCATCTTGAGCTTGAGATGCCAGCGCACGTGCATTCCGATTGGTCCGCCTTTAGTTCCACCTTTAGACTTATCTTCAAGACTCTGAGCGCGTCCTGCTGCTTGCCGCTGTGCACGTGTAAGGCTGAGAGCGCCTTTGCGACCCGCTTCTACTTGATGGTCGTGTGTTCTTAAAGAAGCTATGTGCTTTAATATACTTGTAAAGTGTGACTGCTTGTGCTCTAAGCAATTCCGCTCCGTGCTTGCTGCTGACTTGCGTCAAATAAAAGTCCGCCGGCCAAAATTGCAATGCGGTCTCCGTCACATCGTTCGGATCCCTGTCCGATGAAATGAAGAGACTCCCGTCAGCGTTGAGGCGCGTCACGCGAACGATGATGCCGCCCGACTTGCGGAAGACATCAGCTTCGATTGGCAGGCGCAGATTCGGGCACATTGCGATGTCGCAGTGCTCATCTTTCGCATTCTGCACGACCATGTTGGCGAAGTAGTCTTGACCGAACTGGTTCTTCAACTCCTTGCCCACGTCGATAAGGACTTGAATGTCCTCTTTCTTCATGTCTTCGCGCTTCAGAGTTGCCGGCAGTCTGCCGCTGATGTGGCAGGCTTTCAAGATCATGGAGCCGACATCATAGATGCCGACCGTGTGGTGTGTGCGCTCCGCATACTCCTTGACTGCAAGCATGCACTCGGTCTTGCCGTGCCTAGCTCTCCCCGAAAACCCTATGAGAATTTGATCGCTCATTTCCCGTGATCCTCTGGCGGCATCAGCAGGCGCCGCGTTTCGTTGTACAACGGTTGCGTGACTTTCTCCCAGTTCTCGGACAAGAAGGCGACTGCATTCTCTTTGCCCTGTCCGATGCGCTCACCCTTGAAAGAGTACCACGAGCCGCTCTTCTCAACGAGTCCAGCAGTGCTGGCGAGTTCCAGAAGGTCATGCATCTGTGAGTAGCCAGAGCCGTAATAGATGGGAACTTCGGCTTCGGTGAAGGGCGCTGCCACTTTGTTCTTCACGATCTTGAACTTGTTCATCGAGCCAATGACTTTCTCGCCGTCCTTGATGAGTTGTCCCTTACGCACGTCGATCCGAACTGAGGCGTAGAACTTCAGAGCGCGACCGCCCGTCGTTGTCTCCGGGTTGCCGAACACAATTCCAATCTTCTCACGAATCTGGTTGATGAAGATGAGGCAGGTGCGAGACTTGGCGACGCAACCTGTCAGCTTGCGCAGTGCTTGAGACATCAGCCGCGCCTGCAAGCCCATGTGACTGTCTCCCATCTCTCCGTCAAGTTCAGCTTTCGGAACGAGAGCAGCAACGGAGTCGACGACGATCACATCGAATTGGTTTGTGCGCACAAGCGCTTCGGTAATCTCCAGCGCTTGCTCACCGTAATCAGGCTGCGAGATGAGCAGGTTGTCAACATCCACACCAAGTGCCCGCGCATACTTGGGGTCGAGCGCATGCTCAGCATCGACGAAGGCTGCCATGCCCTTTGATGCGTTGGCTTGCGCAATGACTTGCAGCGCCAGAGTTGTCTTGCCGCCCGACTCAGGTCCGAAGACTTCAACGACTCTCCCGCGCGGGAAGCCTCCGACGCCGAGCGCCACATCGAATGAGAGAATCCCAGTGGGGATTACTTGGACGTTCAGCGCCTTCTTGCTGCCGAGACGCATCACACAACCAGCGCCGTGCTGCTTCTCAAGATTCGAGATAGCAGCCTCGATCACTTTCATGTCTGCCATTAGTGCTCCTGACTTAGCTCTTGCTGCTGGATGCGAGACCTGTGGTCACGATTTCATCGCCGAACTTCTGTGCAGAGATGCCAGAATCAGGCAACAGATTGACGCAGAGGTCATAGGCTGAGCCCGCCATCTGCTTCACATTCTGAAACTCAGTGGAAGTCGGCAGCGCTTCAACTTGCGCCTTCAGTGTCTCCCAGACAGCGGCTTGCGCTTTGAGCGCTTCCCACTCAGCGACTGGGATCTGGGCATACTTTGCGCTGTAGCCGACAGCATTCTTGCCCTTCTCCGTCTTCATTGCCAAGTGATGTGCGAAGATGGATCCGCCGACACAAGCAACGGTGTACACGGCGCCTGACAGGACCTGAGCTGGAATACCGTGCTTGCCAGTGAGATAGTCAAACATCGGTCCGAGCAGGATCATTTGTGATACGATCCATATTCCATTGCTGAACAGAGAAGCCTTCAAGTGGCGCATGAGTGAGCCGCTAGAACGCGCCCTTGAGACGTAAGTAAAGCTGATGATGTTCTGGAAAAAGAGGACGACTGCCCACATGAGCCAGTTTGCTGAATGCATAAACCCCCTTGGTAACCACTACAGATTACCACAGTGACTTGCATACTGTCAATGCTTTGCTAGACTTTTGAGCTATGGAGGGTGCTATGACAACCGAATACGAGTGCCCAAACTGCGGAACGCTGAGCATTCCTGTCAATCCGCATACGCAAGCAATCAAGTGCCGTTGCGGGAAGACTTTCGTAGTATTGGATGAAATTGACGGTACAATTCTTGCTGAACTGCCTGACGCAAGTAGAGAGGAAGCAGGATGAAAAATGAAGATGTGTACGTAGTCATTAACGCTACGAAGAAAGCAACAGAGTTTGGAATTCCAGTCCGCGACATCATCAATGGACTTGCGCGTGCAAAATTCTTTAGCAAGACGATAGAGCACAGACGCGTCATCAACGGCAAAAAGCAGCTCGGTTTTTGTCCCGAGTGCGGTGAAGAAGTCTCTGCTGAGAAGGATCGCAGCGAACTGCACCATGAGCAGTCAGTGCGCAAAGCAGTAGAGATGACGTTAAACGGTGACTTCCAAGCAGTTGATGCAGTAACTGGCATTGATAATCTTAGCGTAGTGCATCCCGCATGTCATAGCGTTATAGAAGAAAGGAAAAGGGCTAACGTTCACCGTAAATGTGCCACTCCCAACTCTTCTTGCTGTCGTCAAATGTCGTCGCGACGCTCCGGAAGTTAGCACGGAAGCGTTCTAGTACCTGCTTGCAGTATTCGTGATCGTCGTCTTTCAGTGCTTTGCTATGAAACTCAAGAAGAAAGCGCCTGATCCGAGACCAGTCTGTGAGGTGGTCGAGAATGTCTTTCTCGCCGCCTTCAATGTCCATCTTTACGCAGACCTCTTGCGTTAACAGGCTGTTGAAAGAGACCGCCGGCACTTCGATATAGCTACGAGCACCTGCCGGTACTACGTGCCCCATAGTTCGACCGCGTGACTGATGGAAGCGCACAGTCTGCTGCTCTGCACCGACTACTGCTTGCCAGCGGCATTCTACATTCCGAGCGCTTGCTGTGTTCAATTTAAGAACTTCAAACGTCTCAGGGCACGCTTCGAGTGCGATAACATGCTTGACTTGCGGCGCAATGACAGCACCAAAAGTACCAATATGAGCGCCGATGTCGAGCCACGTTTCGTCTGCGCGCAAATCTTTGATGAACTTCCAGTTACCATTTACACGGCGACCGCCGGGGACGAGAGCGAAGTCATCTGACTCTTCTCTACACCAGAAATCACAAACACGAGTGAGCGACGGCATCTTGCGGCTATAGTCTGCTTGGTCGAATAGGCTTTGTTCCACGGCGTAACCTTTATCTTATACAGTGATGGAGAATACAGATGTCCAGCAGAATTCGCAAGGCTGCTGCTGCCCCGAGCAGCAACCCTGCAGCGATCAAGATGTAACAGCGCGCCTTATCTGCCGAGCTTATCTGCATACGCTCTCGCATATTCTCCGTACACATTCGAGTCGCACGGTTCATCTTGGACGTGAGTGCAGTCCAAGAAGTACTTCCACGTTTCGAGGTGCTTGTCAGAGACTCCGAAGAGTTGCTGTCCAGCCGGGATCGGTTCCATCACCCAGTTGACACCGAGTTCGTTCTGTCCGTTCAGTGAGCCGTTGCTGATGAGGCGCGGGAAGCTGACAGGGACGTGAATGTCTCCGATGCAGATGCGAGAGAAGGTCTCACCCTGCAACTTGTTAGCATTGCGCCACTCAGGTGAATCGAACAGAGCGCGGACGCGGTCGATGAAGGATGCCATGCTCTTGCACTGCGCGTCAGGACTGTTGCGATAGCCGACTTGCATCCCGTGCGCAAAGAGGTGGCGGTGTCCGCGGATGTTCTCGAAGATGTACGGCGCCATCTCTTGCTTGATTTCGATGTTCGGATTGCCCGCGAAGCGCTCGATGACGAACTGATAAATCAACCAGTCGAGGGTGCGCTGCGCCTGGAACTTGTAAGGCATCTTCTCATCCATCCGCATGTGGTTGCCGACGGTGAATAGCAGCTTGATCTTTTTCACGACCTGCTTGCCGTTCTCGTCAGTCTTGCAGAGCGTGAGCGCATCTTCGATTGCGAACTTCAGCATGTGGTATGAAAAATGAACCTGCGCTGGAGTGAAGAGTTCGTTCGAGTTCGGAGAGTCGTGCAGGATCCCGTTGCCAACATCTCCGCCGACCCAGATGTTCAGAGTATCGAGCGGGTACATGGCGCGGTGAAGAGTGAGGCACTGCTTCATCTTGCGGATAACATAGCCCCAGCGATTGCCGCTGACTGGCATATCGAACTTGGGAAAGCCGCTCATGTCTTCTCGGCGGGTGCGATCACCAAAGTGCATGTCAGACCAGAGCGCGACTGCATCTTCAGTGTGTCCCTCTCGGACAACTGGGTCAATGATTGGCGCGTGCGCCACTGGGCGCTCATACGGCAGAGAGCAGTCGCCCATCTTGTCCATGAAGCCGTGCAGCTTCTTGAGGAAGTCATCGGCGCCGAAGTGATTCAGCGAGTTGTGTTTCGAGATGGCTTTCTCTTTGCGGATCTGGACGTTCTGCTTCTCCAGCTTCCCGCGCAGGTTCGCAATCTCAGAGATGTAACCGCCCTCATCGAACACCGTGTTGCCGGCTTCCGTCACAACTCTGCGAGCCAAGAATGCCTTGACTTGGTAGAGAGACTGCGTGCTGGAAGTCTTCTCGATGTTGACGCGCTTCACCTTCGTGACTTCAGGCGCAGCTTGATTCTCGGGCGCGGTCTCATTGCCCTCATTCTCGATCTCGGTCGCTGGTTCCTGCTCGCTGTCTGTGCGCTCAGTGCGGGACACATTCTGAATGTAGCCCATCTCCCACTTGTTGCAGACGAAGCGCTCAACGAACCACTCGTTCAAGTCGATGTCGCATGCTTCAACGAGCTGCGCCAGCGTGTGGATCCGCGTGCGCGGCATCGTGATCGTGCGCTTGTCGCCGTTGACTTCATCAGTCTCAGTCAGCTTCGCTGCTGGCTGAGCAGCAGCACGCTTGCCACTGCCGTTACCTGTTCCGCTGACGTTGAGCATCTTCGCGATCTTGCCTGATGTCCGCCTGTTCATGTGCAGAATCTTTGTGAGTTGTCGAGCGCTCGTAGGCCCGTTCGCTGCGATGTAAGCTTTCGCTTGTTCGTACAGCGCTTCTTGGTGCGGAGTCGTGAGACCTGCAATCGCCATGGGAGTGAGAGCCTTTCAGGAATGCGAGATGAATTACTTTATGGCAGCGCGTGCAACTGCGCCGAGAATTGTGCTTACAATCGCGATCCACTTCTCGCGCTTGCGGGCTGCTTTGACATCTTTGTCGTGCTGGACTTTGATCTGATCCGTGCACTTCACTGCATCGTCAGCGATTACGAGATGCAAGCCGGACACCTCAGTGTTGAGGCTTCCGACTTCGGTGTTTAGCGTAGAGACTTGTGCGTTAGATGCCGAGAGCAGCGTGTCCGCATCCTGAAGCCTTTCATTAGTAATGGACGCTTCGTTTTTGAGGACAGGGACTTGCTCAAGCACATCCACCGTCTGGTGTGAGGCGCTGTCAGTGACATCGAGCCCGCCCTTTGGATCCGCAGTGACAGCAGATGCCGGCAAGCTGAGCAGAGATGCCCAGCGCTGAGCGAGAGCGGGATCGGAGAGCGCGTCGTCTTTCTTCTGCTGCGCAGTCAGAGCCGCGGTTAGGGTAATGATCTGCTGCTGGTAGGCAGCATCCTGCGCTTGGGTCTTGGCAGCCAGCGCTTGATACTCCGCTGCCTGTTCCTGCGCAGTAGCCGCGCTCTGTGCCGCAGTAGTCGCAGCGCTGTTAGCTGCCGCGAGGTCTGCATTCTCTTTCAGAGTGATGGCTTGGAGGTTCTTGGAGTCATGCGCTGCAATGACGCCCTCGACTTTGCCGCTGACAAACCAGCCAGCAATCACGAGAACGAGAACGATGAGAAAGCGCTCATGGTCAAGCAGAAAGGTGCGGATCGGAGTAGCGGTTACGACACTGCCGTTTGTGCTCATGTTACCTCAGTAACCCCATAGTAGCACAGTGCCTGTTACGGGTTCAATCTGAATCTTGCCTGCTCAGGCGGCTGATTCCAACAGACTTTCAGGCTGCGCAGGAACTTGTGGTCGTCGTTAGTCAACCGAGCACCGTCAAAGAAAGCATCGTCAAGCGCTGCAATGCCGCGGAAGAGCACCCCGGGCGCGATGTTGTCTCTGACATAGCCGCCGTTCGTTTTTTTCCCAAAGAAGATTAGAAACCTGCTCCGGTTTGTGTGCTCAGTGTAATTGTGGTTGGACTGAATGAAGGAAAGAGAAGCGGGACCGCAGCCCTCGAGGGTCACGCCACATTTCGGACACGTCCAAGTGTAATCACTTCCCATCATAGGATCCTATCGACGATGCACTCGTGAAACAGTATGCGCAGCCTGCGCCACAGTGCTCTGTTGCCCGGGTGAATCCAGAACATACGGCGCAACTGCGCGTCATGGAATCCGTAAAGCGGACTGCCGACTTCTCGATACACCCAGTCGAAAGCCACGGCGCTCACTTCTTCTTTTCTGGCGGCGCGGGCTTCGGATCCGCGGGGCAGGTGAAGGTGCGAGCTTTGTTGAGCTGGTCCACAGTGAAGTCCAGCAGATAAGCGCCTGTAAACGCGATCGCAGCTTCATGCTCAGACTGCATCGCCAGTTCGCTGACAACAAAGACGAGCGCTCCGTCATTGTTGAATACGCCTGAGCCTGAGGTCCCGGGGTACGCTTGAAAGTCGATCAGCACTATCGGAGGCTTTCCGCCGCCCAGCGCTGCTGCCGTAGACTGGTCGTACTGAATGCTGGAGACGTAGCCTCTTTGGAAGACACCTGTCCAGTCGCCTGGATTACCGAACGTGAAGACATCATCACCCTGGTCTGGCTTCTTTTGGAGCACGTCAACGAAGACGGGGAAGGAGATGTTCTTTACGAGCAAGATCGTGTGGTCGAGGTTGTCGCGCCGCTTGCCGACGATGACTGCCATGCCTTCAACATCATTGCCCTCACCGACGACAGCGATCTCGTCCGTTGGCATTTCGCAATGAGAAGCAGTCAGCAGCGCCTGAGGACCGATGGCTGTGGCAGAGCATGACTCACCGCCGCCTGTCGCAGTCTCTTGCGCAATGTGGTAGCTGGCTTTGTGAGCCTTGTCGATAGCTGGGTTAGCGCCGAATGCCGGCGTGAGAAACAGCAGAGAAAGAGCGAGAGTCAGCAGAATACGCCGCATAGCGTAACCCCGTTCGGCGTAGTCAGAGCATTCCGCCGTTTGATTCCTGCCCTCGTTAGAGGTCCTCTGCTCAGGTTAAAGTGTGGCGAGTACCGCCAGTGCTTGCTCAACTGATTCCACGATGTAAACGCTCCCACGATAGGCATTGTGCCAGTCTTGCTCTGCCTCTGTCAGTTTGCGCTTGCTCGGAGGCTTCGCACCGTCCTTGACCTCGAAGACGGTAGTCACTTTGCGTATTCCAATGAGTAGATCAGGGCAGCCATTACCAACACTCGCTAGAGAAGTCACTGACGCGCCAGCTTGCCGCAGCGCTTCCACAATGCTCGGCTGATTCGCGTCGAGGTTGGGATAGCGTCTCAATTTTAACTCCGGTCAGGCGTTCTGTCCACAAGAGTTTTCAGGCTCTGGTCAACGCTGTGCAGGAGATCGTCTTGCTTCGTCAAAGAGGCTTCCATGTGCGGGAAGTGATTCGTCGCCATCGAGTCGATCTGAGTAATTGTCTTCGACGCCTGCGCTGTGATGCGCTCGAAGTACTTGCTCACCATCCACGCAAAGTAAACGAGCGCCGGCCAACCAATTACTTGCAAGTGAGAAGAAACGTATTCGAACGGACTCTGAACGAACATGGACTGCTCCCTAGGATGCGCCGCGCTGCCGGGAAATAGCTTGCGCTTACGCTGTGCTGTCTACACTATACTGTCATGCCTGTGACGGGCGCCTTTGATGTGCTTACGCGCCGTAGTAACCGAATCTGTGTGCGCGCCAGAGCGCTTGCGCTGCTCTTTGCCGCTCTTTCTTTTGCGGGTCTGCATAATAGGAGTTCATTCTAGCGGACTGCGCTGCTTTTACTTCAGGAGTTGAGTTGCGCTCTCGATTTCTTGCTACTACATCTGCTCGTCCCTGCGCCGCTTTTACAGCAGCACGAAACTGAGGATCCAGATGCCTGCTTCGCAAACTATCGCTTAGCTTCTTTCTCGTCTCAGCAGATAGCGGATTCTCTTTGTGCCAAGCAGTGATTGCAGCAGCAATTTTCTCTTTCGTTGTTGTATCGTGCTTATATTCATAATGCTGCGGACCGCCACCAGCGCGCAGATTGTAACCGTGTCCGTACTGCACTTGTGTTTTAAGAGTGTCGATCCAGCAGCGCTCTTTTTTCCACAGTTCTTCAAGCGTGTTGGCGCAGTCTATCTGCTCAATACGGAACCACTCGCGTCCGCGCTTTGCAATAGCATCTCTTAAGTACCGGCAACAAGAAGACGGCTTACAGTGCTCATCAAAGCGCTGTTCGAGCGTTTTTCCATCAGACCAGATGCAGCCAATGTACTGCTTGCCCAACGGCATGCAAGAGGGATGGAAGCACGTAATGAGATATACTGGATACAAGTTCTACGATCCCAAATGGAATTATAGCATACCACTTTTCTGGGTACCAATTCCCAGGAACGGGTGGCGGACCTTCGCTCGGTCCGGTGCCGTTCCACCAGGATCCGACGAGAGCGATGTTCGCTTCCGGTATGATCTGAGTTTCGGATGGCGGTCCGTTAGTTCTGCTCGGCGGAGTCCACAAGAATTGAATCTCGTAATCCGGTCCTGCGCCGTGCTGCCATTCTATGACGACGGGGTACGCCACATTCGCAGTGAGCGTGATTTTGGAAGCTGCAACAAACTCTGGTATGCCAGTGCTCGGATCTGGCACAGTAGAAACCTGGTCACCAGTCAAGTCCTGCACTACGCCTTGGGATCCGATATAGAAGTCTGCGCCGTCGGAGTAGTTCAGCCCCACAGTATAGACTCCAGTCACGCTAGGTGTCAGGTAGCCGACCCAGCGCACATAGAAATAGGTGTCGTTGACTCCGGGCGGGAGCGGAGCGCTTGAGCCGCCTCCGCCATTGCCGTAGTCAATGGGGACACCGGGCTGTGTCGGACCGAGCGCCGTTATCATCTGCACCCCAGTCGGTGTCGCTGTTCCGTCTGACGGAGTGCCCTTGAAAGCAGCAGCGCAGCAAGCCCAGTTTTGTCCGCCCATCACACTGCCGAAAGATGTGGGGATGCTGCCGGCGGGGACATCTGTCTGGTACTGCGCTTCGCCGAAGTTGCACAGGAACGTCTGAATACCGAGCGTGAAGCCGTCACCGACTGCGGAGTAGCTTCCAGAAGACGGGGCGCCCTGACCGACAACGAAGATCAAGTCCACGCTGGAAGTCACGAGGTTCGCAGTGCCTGTCAACTCAGCAGGATCATTCCACCAAACTTGAATGCGGCAGGCGCAGATTTCTGGCGCAATGTCTGTCGAGTGAGCGCCGATCTGTTGGAAGCCGATACCGAATGAGCTGGCATTGCAGCCTGTCGGGCTGAGAGAAGCGCTCCAAGTGTCACTGCTTCCGCCGAGCGTGTAGAGTTGACCGCTGTACGGCGATGAGAATAGATTCGTCTTGGCAGTTCCGATCGGCGTCGCGCCGTTCATCAGCATGACTGTTACGCCAGTGCCGGTCGGTCCAGCGCCAGAGTGCAGGTACGTTCCTCCTTGGAAGTACACAGCGACGCCCTCGATGGTTGCTGTGCTCGGAACATGGAGACCGAAAGCATTGATGTAAACGATATCGGTATTGCCTGTATGACCGCAAGACACCGAGTAATCAGTCGTGCTCTGATTGATGCTGCCGTTCGGATAGAACAAGTTCGGAAGGTAGCCCTGCCAGCCAGATGAACTGGGCGCAGTCTGGTTTACCGATGTCGGAATTGCATACGTGTTGCCTGGAGTCGGACCGGAAAGGACAGCTTCCGTGTCAAACGGACTGGCGATCAGACCGCCGAACTCGTACAGGTCAAACTCAACGTAATAGTTGGTGTTCGTACCGATCAGCATGTCTGTGAGAGATGTGGTCGGAATTACGGGCGTGTTGTATGAAGCATAGATCGCGCAGCCGCCTATATCGGCGCCGGTGTACCCGTCATTGTTGATTGCGACCCATGTAACACCAGCAGTTACCGGAGGATTCGGCACGGTCTCAGTGCCCGTCACATAGACGGCGCAGATGAGCAGGGATCCGAGGGTCGTGTCTCCAGCAAAGCCAACCGAAGTCGTAGAGTTGCCGGCGCCAGAGCCGCCGCCCTGACCGTAACCACCTTGAATCGACTGAATGAGTGTGATGTCTGCCAACGCTGCTCCTGCTCTCGGGGGCTAGTTTATAGTAATCGTTTCAGCGCCCATCCCTGTCGGGAAGACGATAGTCAGAGTGCCGCCAGTTGTCGTGATGGACGGGAACGTGATAACCGCCACCGCTTTGTTGCTGCGCGATGCATTGTAGATGAGCAGCGTCACTACGCCTGAAAGAGACGATGATGCCCAACTGATGTTGCTCCACGTCACGTATGCAACATTGCCGTTGATGCCCACCGAGAAGCCGCTCAGCGCCTGACCGCCAGCAGTGTAGCCAGTGCCTGACACTTCACCAGAATTCGTGTACGCTGCCGTCGCTGCGCTTAGTGAAGCGCTGCCCGTGTAGAGCGCACACATGTAAGTATCTCCTGGCTGATGGACCCCTTGCAAAATGTCTGTCTTGAAACTGTCACACACAGCAGCATAGCTAGCCATTTTGTTCTCTCATTCTCCGAGCTTTCTGCCCAGCAGTCATCCGCGCTCTTGTTGCGTCTGAAAGTTTGTAACCTTTACGTGGCTTGAGAGCAAAGGCTTTGCTCATTGTCCTCCGAAACTCTTCCGTGACAGGAACAGAACGGCGCTTCTGTTGCGACTCCCGCATCTTCTTTTTAGTTTCCTCTGAAAACGTCTTACCTGCTGTGTTTCCGGGAGCGCCTATCCTTTTGGATAGCCAAAAATCAGATTTCTTTCTGCCCTTAAGATTTGGCGGATTCTCTCCGCCGTCTGTGAGATTAGCAAGGCAGCCCGTTCCGTTGTCTTTGCGACCGTAAAATGAAATCAAGAAAACTTCAGCGGCCAGTGCAGCATCCTCTTCCGGAAATTCTTGTGTGAAAATGCGACTAGCTGGTGGCGGATTGCCGGCATGTCTGCGCCCTCTGAAAGCACGATTTCCAGTCCCCTTGCCGACATAGTAGGGCGTGCCGTCTTCTCGAAGCCACATGTAGGTGTAGAAAATCATAAAGCGCTCGTACCGTTGTGCATCTACATAATACCACGAAAAGTGTGACAGAGTTTTTATTGACTTCCTGCTTCCCCAAGAAATCTGCGAAATAAAAACGCTTACGTGATTGCGACTGGCGTGCCGGTCTCAGGTCCTGCGCCAACATTGAAGCTAGAGTCGGCGATAATCAAACCGCTGCCAGCGTCAATCGTTCCCGGTCCCAAGCCAGGGACAATGAATGCCACAGGCGTGAGAGAGGAAAGCAACTGCGGATTCCCGCCGTAATTGTTGATGCTCTGGAACTTGAAGTAAAGCGTCTGTCCAGCCCACTGCGGGTTGTACGTGTACTTGAAGATCGTGTCGTCAAGGCGCATGAATGCCGTCCCCGGATTGTGCGGGGTGTTTTGGGAGCCGAGCAAGCCGCGGCGAATGTAAGTGTCCATCGTGTACTCGCTGGCGCCAGTCACTTCAACGGCAGAGTAAGCGATCAACTCACCGTCGCAGAAGCACATCGTATTCCCATAGTCAGCATCCGTCTCGGTGCCAGCATCCAGTGGCAAGCAGTTCGGCTCAAGGTCTACGATCAGGCTGTCTACTGTGTCTGGATCCACACCCTCGGGGAAGTAAGACGACAGCAGACCAAGGCGCGAAGACTGCTTGATCGTGCCGATCTGCAAGTACTTGGAATTGTCCTGGCTCACCCAGACGTTGCAGCCGCCCCACTCACTTGAGGCGCCAACTGCTCCGATCCACACTTGGTTGCCCTGGTGGTTTGTCAGTTCACTTGTGGCTTCGAACAGGATCGCGATTGTGTCACCGGGCTGCGCGAAAGCATTCACGAGCGTATTGCCACTCGAAATGCCCTTGTTGTAGAGCACAGGCTCAAGCGTCAGCGCTTGATAGTCTTCCGCGTTAATCTTCAAGCCCTTTGTCGGATCGTCTTCAATCTTCGTGATGCGCACTGGCAGATTCAGGATGGCGAGGTTCACGTTGTTCAATCCCGCCGCCCAGATGCTGCTGGTCGTGATCGTCACAATGTCCATCGGTTCCAAGTACGAGTAAGTGAACGGCAGCACGAACTCATATGTGTTTCGGATGTTGACCATCCGCTTTACGCGCATGCTCGCGGCGAAAGTTGCCGCAGTCAGAGTGTGCACGAAGTCGTAGCTTTGCGGTGGCTCAAGCCGCTCGCCCCATCTGTTGATGGAAGCCTGATCGAACTCTTGCGTGATTTCATCCGCATATTGATTCTTGCGGTTCTCCCACTGGACCTGCACCTTGTTGTAGCCGTCTTGCCAAGACGAGCGCGTGATCTTGACAGGATCCTGTCCGTCCTCTGCCATGAAGCAGCTATCGTCGAGCGCCACAATGAAGTCTTGCGGACCGATCCAGGTGCAGCCTTGTCCAGCAACTGAAGTCGAGCCGTAAGGGACCAGCTTGAGCAGTCCCTCAGACATGAATGCTGCGCACTGCCCCGCCTCAAGCCACTTGCCCATCACGGAGGAAGCTGTGTCCTGCGAGTCGATCTTCGGGCTGATGAAGAAACCATTGGCGGCGAACCAGTTCCAAGCCGTGCTTCCTAGCTGTCTTTGCCCTGGAGTCCCGACAGGTCCGCCCCATGTGCCAAGTGAACTGTTGTCGATGCAGTCCACGGGGAACGGGACTGGAGGACCGCCCAAACCCCACATCGGATTCGTGAGCACTTGCAGTATGCAGGTGACCGGATTGCAGTCGACGACTGCCGATCCAGCATCCTGTGTGCCGGCGCTGTACCCGCCGCCGTATGCATCTGGTGTGATAATCTCGAACGTGTTGTCTTGCACTTCGGCAGAGTCACCAAGGAACATTGGACCGTAACCGATGTACGCGATGCCGGTGTAGCCGAGAGACTGCCCCGGGTTGCCAGGCATTGTAACTTCGGTTTGCCCCTGCGCATCAGAGCCAAATCCGGCTGTGCCACCTGTGATGAGGAACTGCCACGGCGCCTGAGACTGCCCGCCGCCAAACAATTCGAAGTTAATCAGTTCAGGAGCGCCCTGACCGACTACGCTCTGGTTCGTGATGCCGAACGTAATCAGGATTTCTTGACCGATGTCACCGGGAGCAAAAACGTAGTACGTCACGTACTCATTGCCGATGTTCTGCGCCAAAAATACTTGGTACGTTCCGGTCTCAGTCGGTGTCGTAGAGACAGGAGTCAATGGCTGCCCGCTCTTGTCGCTGAATTCTCCGTAGTACTCTACGCCCAAGTCGAAAGTGGGAGTGTACTGCGTATTGACGACGATCGTTTGCGCGGGAAAGTCAGGGATCGCCACGCCGCTCGGAATGATTGCGATAGTCTGCTGATTGACCAGTGAGTAATTGAACTGGTACCAGATGGCAGCGCTCTTGCCCACATCAGATGTGGAAAAGTGGTACGTGTTGCCCTGATCGGCTGCCGAAGCCGTCTGTGTCTCTGCTACGCCGTCAGGATTGTTCAGCGTAAGAGTCGTGCCTGTTGAAGCTGTGCACAGGTAGGTCCCATTGTTGTTCGGATTGTCGAAGTCCACGACAACGAAAGTGTAACCGGCGTAGAAGTTGGATCCGCCGCCAGTGATTGTGCCCGTGTAGACAGTGCTCCCGCCCGCTGCTGTTCCGGCAGCAGACAGCACGAAAGTTGCGATGCTCTCTGTGCTCACAGAGTACTGTCCAGTGGACAGCCCGGCGCCAGTGTTAGTCCAGTACGTCGCATCCGACAGAGGCTCGTTCGTGTTCCCCTTGATGCAGTTATAAATGTCGGTGCCGTTGAAGACTTGAGTCCCGGCAGTGTAGGAAGAGCCGAGCACGAACCAGATAATCTTCTGCATCGGCGACAAGTCAGAGCCGCTCAGCACTGTGGAAGCTGGCTGCCCGAAGTCGGTATAGGTGTTGTCGTAAGTGGTGACCAGCGCCGCGCCGTTGTCGAGCACCAGCGTGACTGCATTCGACGGCGAATAGTTCTGCTGAATGACGGTGCTCTCATCTGTGCCTTGCGAACTCAGCCAAGTCTGTCCGGACCACACGGATCCGATGCCGGTCACTTCACCGTTGCACAGAGCACCGATCACATCAGCATAATAGAGGTAGAATTGCCCAGACTTCCCGCCGCCCTTGCCGCCGCTCTCTTCAACTTCAACGAGGCTGCCCATCCAGATTAGGGACTGGTGCATCCGAAGCTGTCCCATGGCAGCAGGCAAGGGGTAGCCCTGCGTCGACTGGGTCACGCGAATGTTATTGATGCGCTTTGGTTTATCGCTTGTGTTTAAGAAACCCATTATTGCGCCGCCTTATTACGACGGTTTTTTGCTGCAGTACTCATTCGCAAACAAGTTTCAGGTGAGTGCTTGTAAGTGTTTTTCCCCTTCATTCCAGTAGCGCGCGCCTGTACATGCTCTGCGCTCTGTTTCGTTCCAAGCTTTGCAAGCCTTAGCGCTGCTTTGTGCTCAGGTGTAAATCTCTTGCCTTTCTTGCCCGCACTGATCGCTGCGCCGCGCTTCGCACCTTGCTCTTCAGATTCTTTCCAGCCCGCTTTGCCCTCTCCGCCGTCTGTCAAGTTTGCAAGAATTCCGCCTTTATCTTTCCGACCGTAGTAAGAAATGAGAAACGTTTTGGCAGCAAAAGCATCAGCTTCAGAAGTGTGCGCTTCAAGCAGTATCCTATCAGCAGGCGGCGCACTTCCGATACGCAAATGAATAGTGTGTGCGCGATGCCATGTGCCTTTCCCCACATAGTAGGGAGTGCCGTCTTCACGAATCCACAAGTAGGTATAAAAAATCAACGAGAGTGCCTCATTATGTTGCAGAAGTGTGACAGTACTCCTCTTTTAGGGTGAAGAACTTCCGACGGCGCTTGAGCAGCATCGGTGCATTCTTACCGTGTGAACAACTCACGCCGCGGTTAGCCACAGCATGTATGATCGACGCCGGCCATCGTACAATGAGCGCTCCGTGCGCGTAAGCCAAGCCGATCTCGACGATGACGACATCCCCCGGCTGCGCTTCTGCTTCTGGGATCTCGCGCATGTAGGTGGCAACGACATCGACGTACTCTCTGCTCTTGCGGTGCTGCGCCACATGCAAGCAGTAATCTTTTGGCAACGGCAAGTCCTTCGGCAGGAATCCCGCATCGCGATAGACTCCGTAAAGCAACTGCCCGCAGTCTGCGCCCATGCCCTTCCGGCTGCTCCAACCGCGGTACGGCGTCTTTGCCCGCACCCAGCGGAAGCCTTCTTGGACGATTGCTTCTCTCTGCTCATTCGTTAGTGGCATGATTACACCGCCGATTCTGAAGGCGGGACAAAAGGCGTTCCGCCGAAGTTGATCAGGTTGCCGAACTTCACTGTGCAGGTGGTCGGAGTGTGATCGCAGCCAACCAGCACGCTGAAAGTGTCACCGACTGAGACAGGCAACAGCCACGGGTTGAGCAACTGCAATTCGCCACTGGCGTGCAGCTTCACTGTCTGAGACAGCCCTGCATTGTTGCCAGCGGTGCAAGTCACCACGCCCTGTGAGAAGTATCCCTCAGGTTGCACGAACGGTGTCGCAGGGAAGAGCACGTATTGCGTACCAGATGAGAGCGTGAAGGCTTGCGTCATGTCGAAGCCGTTGATGTCCACGCCGCCAGCATTCAGTGTGCAATTCTCATCAGTCACAGACCACGGGCAGTTTGGCTGCATCAGGCGCCGCGGGACCTTCATGTTAAGAAGGTACATCGGATCGCCGCATTCAAACTCCACGTGGACACGGTTGATGTCAACGACGCGAGTAATCGTGCCCTTGAATTTCGTCTCGACGCTGCCCGGTCCGATCGAAGGCACAGGACCAGGGAAGATGACCATTCCGGCGCCAGACTCATTCGATATTTGACCGTTCCAGTACCAGTACGGATTGATCGGAAAGCCGACGAGTCCGTTTGTCTGGTCTCCGTATGTGCCGTTAGTGACATCAGCGCATTGAATCGTCACAGTGCCAGCGCCCACAGCAAGTACTTGGCTGCCAGCGCCAGTGTTCATGCCTGCGCATCCGCCACTGAAGCCGAAGCAGCGCACAACTTGGTAAACGGATCCAGAATTCCCAGTGAAGGTTCCTGTGAAAGCAGCGCCTGCTATAAAAAGGACAGTGATGTTGTCGGATCCAACAACTGTCACATTGCCGAATGCGCCGTCAAGATTTTCGCCGACATCAGTCACCCATCCTGATTCTCCGGTGTAGACAACTTGTCCGACGCACCAGCCCGTTGTGTCTCCAACGTAAATCTGCGCCGATATCGAACTTCCTGTTGGTGCAGCCAGAATGACTGTTCCAGTGCAGGCTTGAGGTGCTACGAAGTCTCCGATTGCTGCGGCATCGACACTGACAACAGCAGACTGCGGCGCGGCGCCTGTGATCGTAACTTCGCCAGTGCAGGTAGCTGCTGGCAGAGTTGCGAACAAGTAACCAGCAGAAATTCCAGCGACACCATACGACTGCGCAGTGCCGACGACAATCAAGTTGCTGTCAGCAGTGATCGCGATAGAATCTTCTCCAAGACCAGCTTGTCCTGAAGCAGCGATGACCAAATCTCCAGCGCGTATCGGCGCTTGATACCCATTTCCTGAGGTGCACTGAATCGGTCCGTAATTGCCACCGATGCCGAAGTAGCTTTCATCCTGCTCTGGTCCGCCGAGAGGCATTCCGGTGAAAGCCATCATCGACACATTCGGGCAGCCGTTGCCAGTGCAGACCACCGTAAAAACGTGATTGTTTCCTACCGCGGGGTTGTAGCAGTAATAAAACATCGGTATCCCGCCCTCACCGCCACCGCTAATTGAGGGGTTTTGCGGAACGATAATCCAAGTGTTACCGCTCGCAACTCCGCCGATCGTGTCGGAGACTGTAATCTCTGACGGCGCAGTATCGTAAGTCGTCACGGCAAGGCAGATAAAATTTATGCTTGCATTGCCTGTGTCAACAGCAGTGGTGGACACTGTAGAGCCGAACTCGACTGCTGCTTCTGCTGTCTCACTGAGCACGAAAGCGCCTGGCGGAGTAGTCACTCCACCTGCTAAGAAGCCGTATTGACCGAGCGGGAAGTAAGCCGTGTACACTGTGACTTGCGCAGCATCGAACAAGCCGTTGAGCGCAGCATTCAGGACTCCAACGGGGTTCCCCGGGAATGCTGTCGCAGGTTGCGGGGCGCAAGTGAGCGCCATCGTGTTCGCAGTCATCTCGAACGATGCTTCAGATGTGATCGTCCCGCGTGACCAGCGCCCGTACTTGGTTGCGAAGAAAGTCGTGATCGGCACTCCGCCAAAGATTCCGCTGTATGAGTAACCAGCAGCGTTCGCATCTCCGATTGTTTCAGGGAGAACCAGCGTAACACTGGTGGAGCCGGCATTGCAGTTCAGCGCATAGAACAACCACGCCTGCCCTGTCTCTTCTCCAGTCGTGTTGAAAGCAGCGATCGCGTGGTATTCATTTCCATTGTTGTCACTCACAGACACACTGCCGGAGTACGGATACGGACCAAGCCCAGAGATGTAAACGAAAATCGTGTCTCCAGCATTGATGTCCGCTGAGAATGTTTCCGTTATTGTTCCGGAAATACTGCCGCTACCGAAGTCAATGCTCTGCTCTTTCGTAACAGGTCCGCTGGTCTGAAAGGTGGCGATAACGGATGCCCACGGATAGCTGCCAGGATTGTTAGTCGTAGCGCTCAGCGGCGCAATGCTGTCAAGTTGCAGAGTATTGAAGCAGCCAGCAACTCCCGTCCATCCTGATGGTGTGCTTGATTCATTGTTGCTGGCGACGAAGACCGCGAAGTCAGTGCCAGAGCCGGGAGAGATTGTCTCACTCGTAATCGTGCTGCCGCTGTCGCCGTTTGAGGTGCCAGAAGCATCTGGACCAGTAACGACATCACCGAAAGGGACGAAGACATCCCATTGACCAGACGTAGCGTTCAATATCTCGCCGTTTGGCAATTCGATGACGAACAGGTCGGCTTCTTCCATGTTCCTGTTGTTCTGAAGAAATTGTATGAGTCCAGCCGGCATCAGTCTTTTAATTGGAGTATCTCCTTGCAGCGACCGCTTCATGCATTGTTCTAGCGGCATTTCGTGCTCTTGATGCTGCACCAATTTTAATGCGCGTTTCTTGTGAGCGCTTTGCTCCAAGTGCTGATTTGTTTCCTGTGTTCGCAATACGAATCTTATTCATACAAACACGCTGCTGAATTTAATATCGCCACAATCCCAGAGGGAGTCAATCGTGCTCCCGCCGTACTGGAACATCCGAGATAGGTCCTTGAGAGTATCCTCAGCAAACTGGCAGAGGAAATAAAAGTTGCCGCCCCACTGAAGCGTTGCATCGCTCGCAGGTGCAGACACGAAAGAGATTACGCCTGTGGCGCTCACAGAATATGCGGTCGTCAGTTCACCGTTGATGTACAGCGTCGGAGTACCGTTCACATTCTGAATGATGTCGAAGCCGAAGTTCGAGAGCGAGGAAAAGCCACCAATGTTACGCGCCAGCTGGAACTGTGTTGAGGTTCCGTCGCCGAGATTGCTCATCGGATTCGCAGCGCCTGGCGTCACGTTCAGCATAGTCCCGTTCGCTTGCGAGATCGCATTGTCTTGCGGATCCGTGAACAGAAAGAAGCCTGTGGCGCCTTGGCATTGGAGAAACATCCCCAAGAAGGCATTCAGGATGGAGGCTGAGTCTGCTTCGGATCCGATTGCAAGAGAGAGGGCGACTTCAAAGTCCCACGTCGCATACGGGCACACGCTCGCAGTCACTACGCCTCGCCCTGCGGCAGGCTTCATGGTGATCGTATTAAAATGAGGTGTTTTCTTAAATCCGGCAGCGCGAACCCACGGCATGTTCGCTGGACATATAGGGTATGACATTATGCTCCTGCTTTCTGCGCGTAGTGCGCCTTCATTCGCTCACTGTAGGTGTAGAAGATGCCCATACTATATCCGATTCCTGTTACCCCTTGTTCGTTCTGCGCAGCGCTTTCTGGACGTGCGCTTGGATCACACTCGAATGCTCATTCAGCACCTGACCGATGCCCTTGCCGTCAATCGCGTGAACAGTCGGCGAATAGTGGACATGGACAGTCGTCCCGCCCTTCTTGTCGTCGGTCATGTTCTGCACCTTCTGAGACAGGTTCGCAGGCAGGACCATTTCGTTCTTGTGCGCTGCGATAATCATGTCATCGTAGCCGACCAAGCCGCCTTGCTCCATAGAGCCAAAGGCCATGGCAGTCCCCGCCATGTCAGCACCGAAAGCTGGGGCACCCATATCGATCGGCCATGGAGCGCCAGCAAAAGATGCCACGCCCTCTGCTCCGGCAACTCCAGCAGCAGAGACCACTTTCGCTTTGTCGGTTGCGATCTGCACTGCTGCGCCCTGCGCTGCATACAGCTTGTCGATGGCGCCCATGCTAATCTTGGAGATGAGCCACTTCGCAACCATCTGCACAGTCATCGAAATCCAAGACTCCAAGATTTCCTTTGCGACATTCTTCATCGCGCTGCCAAGAGACTTGCCCTCGACAACCGTCTTGGCAATCGCGTTGCCGAAGCCAGTCAGAGCAGTATTGAAGGACGACTGCATCTGATGACTCACGGTCTGGATGACCTGACCGACGCTGCTCACATCTTGGAAAGTCTTTGCAGCCCAGCCAGACCAGTCTGAGCCGCTGGCTTTGATGTCCGCATTCAGTTTCTCAAGCGCTGTAGCTGTCTTGATAGTAGCAGCTTGGATGTCACTCTGCGCTTTCGCGCCGAGGGATCCCATCCTGATTTCCAAGTCGGCATTCTCTTGCAGGTAATCATGATAGCGAGAGTCACCGGCATTGATTCCAGCAGCAGCTTGCGCCGAAGCAGCAGTCGCATTAGCATCGTGCTGTTTCTGAAGCGCTGCCAACTCTGCTGCTGTCGCTTCATTGATAGAAGCAATCTTAGCGGCAAGCGCCCGCTTGTCTTCATCCATCTCCTCTTGAAGCGCTTGCGCCTTCGTGATCTTGAACTGGCTTTCCTGAATCTTAATCTGAGCGATGCGCTGCTCCGTAGTAGCGGCGTCAATCTCTTTGGCGCCGTCAGCAGCTTCTTTCGCAGATGCCAGCTCGGCTTGCGCTTCCTTCTTTGCTTCCGAGTCGATCTTCTCGATAGTCTTCAGCTTTTGTTCGAGCAGCTTGCGGTCGAGCTCGACTTCTTCCGCATTCGCTTTAGCAACAGCATCAGCGCGGGCTTTGTTGAACTGGAAGACGGCAGCCGTCAAGGCGTCTTGATGTGCTCTGACAGCATTCGCATACTTCGCTTCAACTTCTTCTCTCTTCTGCTCATCTTCTCCCGCCTCAGTCAAGCCGACTTCACGGGCATTCTCTGCGATCTTCAGCTTCTGGTCTGCGATCTGCTTTGCGTACAACAGCTCCTTGTCAGCATTGCCGAAGCTGACTTGCTCCTTCTCCATCGGCGTGCCGCTCTTCTCAGTAGCAGCGTTCGCAGCTTCAGACTGTGCCTTCTCGATTGCATGAATGGCAGCGAGATGCTGCTCATCGCCTTCCATCTGTGTGCGCTGCGTGGCAGCATACGCCAGAATGAGGTCTTTCTGAGTCTTCAGTTCGAGATTGCCCTTTTGTCCAGAGGCATTCTGGTCGATCAACTGCTTGTTAGCATTGACCTGCTGAAAAATTGCATTCGTAATCAGCTTTTGCGCTTCATAGTCTTTCTCATCAACGTAAAGTCCTTCTGCTTTACGTTCAGTCATCTCATCATACACGTCGCGATTGTGCTTTAACGCCGCTTCAAGGTACTGCTGTGCCTTTAGAGCATCATCGGCATTTCCAGAATTTTGAGCAACAGCAATTAAACCTTCATATCCTTCTTTTACCCGTTGCAATTCTGTGGCGGCGCCTGCTGAACCTGTTGACAGCGTATACCAGTGCCCTTTCATGTGCTCAAGAGCGGCGCCCACGCTCTTATCGAGCCCTTCAAATTGTCCGCTAAGGTCTTTTAGCGTAGCTTTGTCAACAGCAGCGAGTTCTCGCGCGAGCTTGTCTTTGATGTTGCCAGTCAACTCATCTGTCTTGATCGCGGTCTCATTGATTTTATCTTTGAGGGCGCCCTGTGATTCTTCGCCTTTGATGAAAGCCTCGCTGAGCGCTTCTGCGAGTTTCTTTGCTTCTTCTCTTACTTTGCTGATTTCTTTGAAAACGAGCACAGCACCCAGTGCGATTGCTGCAAAGGGAAATGCTGCTGCCATGATTGCGCCTACAGGTCCGATGCTGGCGATCATCGTAGAGATGCCACGCGGAATGTGGACACCGAATGACTCAGCAAGCATCATGGTCGCATGACGCGCTTCCATCATAGAGTACTTGCCTTCATCCATGCCCTGCTGAATCTCTTGACCGCACTTCCGCGCCGCTTTGCCGGCTTCAGTGATCCCACCACTAAAACCAGCGGCGTTGAGACCCAAGTTAACTGTTAGTTGTCCGACTTCTCCCGCCATATAGACTTCCTCATAGTAACCAGTTTCCTGTGACAGGTTGGTTACTTTCGTGATCTTGACTGCTCTGCACTATCTGCTAGGCTGTCATCAGTACAGAGGATTAAGAACAAATGAAAATCAAAATCGCCATCGGAATCGTAGCTCTGATAATCGCCGGCTTCTCTATCTTCGTTCACTATCAAAACGTTGCTGAGCATGAAGCCTACGAGCAAGCTGTTGCCGCAGCAGAAGTACAAAGTAACGAAGCGCAAGCTGACTTAAAAGCGCGACACAACTGCATCATGATTCAGCGAGACGGAGCAAGCGCTAATGAACTTGCAAAACTCGGCTTTACTCCTGATTGCAGAGTGCGCTAGAGTTTCAACCTTTCACGGATAACAGCGATCACCCGTTCGATATACGTCTCCTTGTTCGACGAGAACGTCGATGTCATGATGGGAAAGCGCGAGCCAGTATAGCGCCCGCCGCTGCCACCGAGTTCCATCAGCTTCACCAAGTAAGCGAGAGACCGTTTGTACTTCTTCCCTTTCGGCTGGAAGACGAACTTCGGATCACCCATGCCTGTGTGCTCTTCGGACAGCGCACCCTTCGGCCTCACGTGGACCGTTCCAGCTAGTTCATCTCCGCGAGTCATGCGCGTGCTCTTCGACCAGTGTGACTTCTCACTGAGCATCTGCCCCGGCTCTCCGGGAACGCTTGACCCTGCCTGAGTCATAGACGTGACAATGGCAGTGGATCCTGCATACAGTCCTGCACGCACGATCTTCCTGCACTCAGTACCAGCGAGGGCTTCGAGGTTCTTCTCCAGTTCCTCTAAGCCCTCGATGCTCACTGTCATGTCATCGTCAGGCATTACATCACTTTCTTACCCGCTCCTTGAAAGACCCAGAACAGGTAATTCTTCTGCTGCCGCGCCGTCATCTTCGTCATGTCAGGAGCCTCAGGCTTCAAACGCGGCACGATTTCAGTCGGCTGCATAGGCTCGCGCTTCGGATCCCCGTACGGTGCGCAGTTATGGATGGCAGCATAGACGTAACCGAAGTTCAGTCTCTCTAAATCTTCTGCCATGTGCTTCCTGTGCATCAGCGCATAGTACTCTTTGAAGGTCAAGTCCTCAATCTCATCGACAGGGACGCGAAGATCAAAATGCGCTATTGCCCAGATGTCTGCCCAAGTGACGACTACGCGCTTGCTTCCTGCGTCGCTGGGCTTTGCTCCAAAGGGGCAGCACTTCCCTTGTTGAGCAGCTTGTCAACCTGCGCATCAGGTAGCTGCTTCACGAATGCCTTCTCGCAGGCATCTTTGGCGGCTTTCGCTTGACCGAGCGTCAGGTTCTGCTGCACAGCAGCCAGTCCTTTGCCACCATCTTTTTCATCCCGACCCTCGCGGTACTCCGGGTGATTCTCTTGCAGAGCAGCCCAGAGCAGAATTGAAACGTTGTCGCACGTCGGGTTCTCGAACACTTCAGTCGCCTGCGTAAGCATCGACTTACCGGTGTGTCGTTCGATCAAACCGAGTGAACGGAAATTGTAAGCGAGTCGGAAAGAGAGGGAAAACTTGCCTGTTGCGTCTTCCACATCCAGAGTGAAAGGAACTGCGGGACTGATGCGTTCTCGGATACTCATAATGCCTCCTGCATTGTCTGGCGTTTTACATCTACAGCACCTACATACTACTTGTGAAACTGTGACAGGCTATGCGCCGTAGTAGTGGCGAGAAGCATGATACAGGCGCAAAGCTTCTCGCATGTGTTTAGACTTCGGTTTTCCAAGCAGTGCCGCGCTTACAGCATCTCGATTCTTTTGTGAAGGGCTTCGTCCTTTATTTGCAAGCCCTAGTTCTTTCGCTTTCTGTATCATCAGCAGTGTTATGCGCGGTTTCTTTCCAAACATCGGATTCTTCACGCCGCGCTGATCACGCGCATACGGATGTGATTTTCCTTCATGTGACTTCCGCATCTTTTCTCGCGTTGCAGGAGAGTGGCGCTTGCCTGTCATCGGTCCAACAGCACAGTGCTGCCCGCCGTAGCCGCCTGCTGTCAAGTTGTAGCCGTTACCTGTTGAGGAATGAGTACCGAGAGAGGAGATGTAGAAACGCTCAGCAGTATCCAGCTCTGCTTGAGAGGAGCGCGTGCAGATAATAGACACAGAAAAGGCATCTGTGCCGTATTTGCGAATAGCAGCGCCAATCAAAGTTGAAGAGCCGTTGCCGGCATCTCGAACATGCTGCTTCCAGCGATGCTCTAGCCGCAACCGTGTCTGACCAACATATTTCTTACCGTTGGCCAGATTTGTAACTAAGTAAATGAGCATACAGCGCTCATTATACTACAGTTAGTAGCCCTCCGTAAAACTTATCGGCCCGGTTATCTTCAATTTGATGGTGATCGTCGCTTCTTTGTCATGCGGGATCGTCCGATCAATGCTCTGCACGTATGCAGTGAACTGGAACATGCCTTCCGACGTGGAGTATGCTTCCGCGCCGTTGCCGCCCGGGGGCAGCACAATCTGGTAGGTGACCAGAGTGGCGTTGTTGAAAAAGCCGATCAAGTCTTGCTCGGTCGTGTCGTTGGGGATCATGTTGCCGGCAACGGTCAAGTCGCCAGAATCCGCCAACGTTGGCAAGTACTCTCTGAAGTTGCCCGACTCGAAGTTCGTCACATCGGCAAGGTCATACTTCATCCCGCCCATGGTGAGCGTCTTTGCTTCACTCAGTTCCTTGTAAGCAACCGAGGGCGGATTGGGGCTGTATTGCAGAATCGAACCACGCCCGGCGAACGCCTGGCTGCGCGAATAGGTGCTCATAACTGCTCCTTCTTTACAACAAGTGTGAAATTTGCACAACGATACAAGTAGGGAAACAGTCTGAGCCCTACACTTTTACTCAGGTCCTG